CGGAGGAATGTAAACATGGGAATGACAATGGAAGAATATGTAAACGCATACTACGGCGGCGAACTCGGTATCTCTAAAAGATACGGAATTAGCAAAGCCGACGACTTGACTTATACAAGCGACCCATCAGCAGCGTTCAATACAACGTATGGTGCTAAAGTGTATAATCAATTAAATACCAAATCTGAAGTATTCAAGCTTTTGAAGAAAGAGCCATGGACACAATCTGGATGGAGAGTATTGACTGGACGTCACGCCACAACTGCTGGAGTTGCAGAAAACAACTCAGAAGCTGGTGGAGCATTACCAGACACTGACAAACCAGATATTGTAAATGTAGAAGCTACACTAAAACAAATAGTAACTACTTGGGAAATTTCAACTAAAGCAGCAATGCTATCTGAAGCAGATGATGGAATGGGTAACTTAGCAGCATTTATGAGAAAAGAAAACTCTGAAGCTCACATGTATGCTATTGATGACATGTTGTTAGCAACTACTGACACAGTAACTGCAAACAACTTTGAATCATTGGACAGAATTACTGCTGACCACACACAAAGAGCATATATTGCAAACGCAGATGCAGATTTGAATATCTATAATATTACAAGGTCTACAGATGACTGGTCACACCCAACTATGCAATTAGCAACACCGGGAAGTGCAGGTCACGCAGCTTTAACTTTATCAGACTTGGACACTTTGATTCAAGGAGCATTAGAAAACGGCGTTAACTACAGCGATTTGATTTTATTAACTGGATATGATACATATCAAGATTTGAAAGCATTAATGGCCACAGGTAGTGCAAATGCAGCATTCAGATATGATTTGGCACAAGGTGGCGCAGGTAACATGAATGGAGTTACAGGAGAGTCAGGACTTGCTTTTGATTCCCGTGTAGGTTCATACGATGGAATACCAATTTTCCTATCACAACACGTAGAGCCAGACACCACTTCAAGAATTCACTTATTGGATATGGGCAACTTAGCAATGAGAATTGCAGCTCCAACAACTTATGTTGACAGCACAAATGTAGCAGTCACACAGAAGATGTCTCACGAGTTTGCTCTAATCACTGCTGGTGAATTAATTTGTTACAAATTTAAGACACAAGGTAGTATCAGAAACTTGAATGGTTAATGTTAGTAGGAGGACTTATTAGATGGTCAAAGTTACTAACATTACGGACAGGGTTCTTAGCAGGAGGACTCCTGCTGGGAACGTACTACGTTGGGCGCCTAGAGAAAGCAAAGAAATTGAAAGCCAAAGATTACTTGAAGAAGTATCTCGGCAAGAGTGCTTTGCTATCGGCGAAGAAGTCGGCAAGAAAGACGTTGGTGCAGGGCTTAAGACTGGGGTCAGAAAGCCTAAAGCTAAGCGCAAATCTTCTAGAGCCAAGCCCAAAAAAGAAGTAAAGCCTAAAAAGCCTAAAGGACTCAAGAAGTCTAAGAGGGCTGATTAATGGCAAATAATATAACGACAAAAAGAGTAAGTGCAGGAGTAAGAACATTACTTGTAGAAAATGCAGATGCAGACAATATAACAACTGCTGACAGTGTTATTATTGACCCTATAGATGCAGAAGGTTACGAAAGAGCAACTATTCAGATTAGAAACGAAAGTGAAGGTGCAACCATAACTGGTAAAGTTTGGGGTACTTTGTTTGATGGTGCAGATGCATTGCCAGCAGCTAACTCTAAATGGGTTCAGATTGGTGATGACATTGACGTTACAAACAACACTGGAGCCATGAAGTCCATATCTACTACAGGTCTAAGATACATTGCAGTTACAATCGCAAGAGCATCAAGCAACAGTGATTTTAATGCAGGTAATTGTAAAGTGTTCTTACAAGGGGCGCTTTAGTGAATGGCTTCTCCTATATACTCTGAAATTGTCTTAGTAAGTGAGGTTGTCCTATGACAACTACATCAACGGGCGATGGAGCTTGGACTTCAGTAGTTGGTGCAGTTGATATTAGTGATGATGTTGTAATTGCACATGACGTTACTTTAGATGGTAACGTTGATATGACTGGTGAACTTAAAATAAATTCAGGTAAGAGTTTAAACACAACAGGTAGTAATCACGCACTTACAGTAGATGGAGATTGTGTTGTATTGGGAACACTTACAGGTAATGCTTCTGCAATTACTCTTGGAAGTCTTAGAGTCGATGGAAGCTACAGTGCAACAAGCGGAACTACTACTATTACTAGTAAAACAAGTGATAATTATGGAATTAAAGGCGGAGGAACTTTTACACATAACAATGGAGAAGTTAAAGTTACAGGTAATGCTTTTAGGTTTCCAATAGGTGCAACATATTATGATTTTACTTGGGACACATCATCTGAGCCTTGTTATCTTTATTCGACTACATTAAGTGGAGGGGCTACTATAGATGGCACTCAAAATGCAGGTTATACTGCTATATTAGGAACTTTAAAAATAAATGATAGAGGTTTTGTCCCATATAATGCCACTAAAGTATTTATTAATAATTTAATAATTGGCGATAACACAGATTCAGCCAATGCTACAAATTTTGATATGCAAGACAGCGATGTTTTTGACGGTGACGTAATAGTAAATAATATTTTAATTAATGCAGATGGGCAATTAAAATTCGGAGATAATCACGCTGGGAATTCTGATGCTTTAGAAGTAAGAGGAGCTTTTAGAAGTTTAGGTGGAGCAAGTGGAGTAGTGGTGGTATAATGGCAACAATCACTTTTACAGGCACGGGCGGAATAATAGAAGGAAATCTTGGACCAGCAGCCGTTGATGTAAATCTTGAACCAGCACTCCAATTTGGATTAGATGCAAGTGGAGATATAGGAGCAGTTCATAGGATTACTCAAACTGGTTTTACACATCACAATAGAGATATTTCATTTTCGTGTTGGTATAAAGCTCAAGCACCTTATACTACATCTCCAAGTAGGACTGCATTGTTTTCAATGGTAAATGGCACTGATTCTTACAGAACATTATGGTTTGGTATAGAAGGAAACGATGATAATCCTGATTTTAGAGGATATATAGGTGATGGTTCGAGTTATGACCAGCCCGATGTAGTTACAATTACAGATGAACAAGTAGAAACTTGGAATCATTATGCAGTTACTATATCTTCAGGTAACACAAATTCATATACCGTTAAATTATATATAAATGGGGTATTAAAAGCTACAGATACATCACATAGTCAAAGTTATGATTCTACTGCAAGAGCGCCACAGGTAGGTGATTCTGGTTATAGAGATTTAGATGGTTTAATAAAAGATTGGAGATGTTATGGCACAGAATTAGATATTGATGATATTAAAATATTAGCTTCTAAAATGAACGTTAGTAATGATTTATTAGCTGACAGTGCAGAATTACAATTACATTATAAATTAGATGGAACTGATATTAGCAGCACAACGGTGACAAATGCAGGTAATGCAAGTTCAAGTAATGGAACGTTAAATTCAACTACAGGTATTGTTACACATTATGATGAGTTTAGTGTAGATGTTCAGGACAACAGCACAACGACAGATGGAAACTTTACAGTAACACAAGGAAAGGTAGAGGGTAAGGCTTTGACATCTTATGACTTTTCTTCAGATGCCTTAAATGTAGCTTATGACACTCACGGTTTTGCTTCAGCAAATGATTTTGCAGCTCAATCAATAACTATGGCAGCTTGGATAAAACCTGAAGCCAATGGAGCTATGGGAATTATAGGATTTGCAGGTTTAAATGGTTCAGGTGGAAAATCTATTGCTCTTGGATTAGATGAAGATAGAGATGACGCATTAAGTTTAGCAGTTACTTTTGTAGACAATAATTCAAGTTATGGTAATCCTCAAAACGTAGGTGTAAATGCTTCAGCTACTTTAAGTCAAAATCAATGGCATCACGTTGCAGTTACATATACAGGTGGTGGAGCTACTACGCTTGGTAACTTTAATTTTTACATTGATGGTGTATTATTTGAAACAGGTAAAGCAACAGGAACAACATCAATTTACAATCATTCACCGTCTTTTATGGGTAACAGTGTAGTGGTAGGTAAATGTGGAGGCGCCCCTACTGTTGGTAAATTAAGAGATGTTAAAGCTTATGATTATGTTTTAAGTGAAGAGGAAATAGCTTCACTATATTCTAATACTAATCCAGTAACGCCTAACAAACTATGGTATAAATTTGACGCAACCTCTGGAGTGACAGATGAGTCAACCGCAAATATAGGAGCTGCAAATGCAAGTTTCCTACCAGATGCTAAATATCATAACGGCACTCTTGACCTTGACGGAACACTTACGATAGAAGCTAACGGAACTTTGTCTATGCCGAGAGGAGAGTTAGAGGTATCAGGAACTCTCGATATTAATTGCACTACCGTAGCAAACCAGATTATTCATAATAATGGCACATTATCAGTTATACCTATAGCTGCTGGTCTTAATTTAAATACTGGAGGTGCAACATTTTACAATGTGCATAGAACTTCAGGAGATAGTGAGTGGGTTTATCAACAAGAAAACTGCACTATACTTAAAAGACTGTATCTTAATGATTATGTAGGTTGGGGAATAAATGGTGCTTCTACACTTACATTAGGTGATAGCGACACCCAATGTACTGTAGATGGTAGTCAACCGTTACAGGTAACGGCAGCAAATGGTAAGATATATGGTGGTGACCAACTTAAACCAGCATTGATTCAATGCACAGGTGGAATTACTTTTAGTGCTAATACCAATCTAAAATGGATAGACGTTCAAGTAGCAGAAACAACAGGAGGAAGTTCAGTAACGGTTACACTGGATGGAGATTGTGAGTTTGATGCCGTAACAGTAAGTAGTGGAGATACTTTAGATTTGAACTCTCAACGTGCTGAGTTTGG